TTAGTTGTTGTTACTTTCCACTGTCATCGGCGCGCGGAAGCTTTTCAGTCGTAACGCGTTGCCGAGCACAAACACGCTGGAAAGCGCCATCGCGGCGGCGGCAAAGATAGGCGACAACAGGGTGCCGTTGAACGGGTAGAGCGCGCCCGCCGCGACCGGGATCAGCACCACGTTATAGGCAAATGCCCAGAACAGGTTCTGCTTGATGTTGCGAATGGTGGCCTGACTGAGCGCGATAGCATTCGGCACGCCGCGCAGGTCGCCGGACATCAACACCACGTCGGCTGCCTCAATGGCGACGTCGGTGCCGGTGCCAATCGCCAGACCAACATCGGCCTCGGCCAGCGCCGGGGCGTCATTAATACCATCGCCGACAAAGGCCACGCGCGCGCCACCGGTGCGGAACTGCTTCAGCGCGGCGACTTTGCCGTCCGGCAGCACTTCCGCCGCCACTTCATCAATTCCCAATTGTTTAGCGATCGCTGCCGCCGTAGCCGCATTGTCACCGGTGATCATCGCCACTTTCAGGCCCAGCGCGTGCAGGGCTTTAATCGCCTCCGGCGTGCTCTCCTTGATAGGGTCAGCCACGGCAATCACTGCCGCTAAACGGCCATCAATGGCGGCGTACAGCGGGCTTTTCCCCTGTTCACCAAGGCGCGTTGCGGTGGACTGGAAGCTCGCCACGTCCAGCCCCAAATGAGTCATAAATCGGTCAGCGCCAACTGACACGCTGCGGCCCTCCACCTTGGCGGAGACACCAAAGCCCGGCGTCGCCTCGAAGCTCTCTATCGCAGCCAGCTTGATATCACGCTGCTTGGCGGCGGCGACGATGGCTTCGGCAATTGGGTGCTCGGAGCGCGTTTCAACCGCGGCGACCAGTGCCAGCACCTCGTCATAGGCAAAACCTTCGGCTGGCTCCAAGTCGGTCAGCTCTGGGCGGCCTTTGGTCAGCGTGCCGGTTTTGTCGAGAGCGATCACGCTGACGTCGCGCAATGCCTGCAAGGCTTCCCCTTTGCGGAACAGCACGCCCAGCTCAGCCGCTCGGCCTGTGCCGACCATAATAGAGGTCGGCGTTGCCAGCCCCATGGCACAAGGGCAAGCGATGATCAGTACCGCGACGGCGTTGACCAGCGCGAAGGTCAGGGCAGGCGTCGGGCCGAGGAACAGCCAGAGCAGGAAGGTAACCAGCGCCGCCGCCATTACCGCCGGAACAAACCACATGGTGACTTTATCGACCAGCGCCTGAACCGGCAGTTTCGAGCCTTGAGCTTCCTCAACCAGACGGATGATTTGCGCCAGCACGGTATTGGAACCGACCTTGGTGACGCGAAAACTAAAGGCCCCGGTTTTGTTGATCGTGCCGCCAACCACTTCGGCTCCGGCATTTTTCGACACCGGCACGGGTTCGCCGGTGATCATGCTTTCATCGACATAAGAGGAGCCTTCCACCACTTGGCCATCGACCGGGATCTTCTCGCCCGGGCGCACCAGCACGATGTCGCCAGTGGTCACCTGATCGAGAGGGATTTCCAGCGTTTCGCCCTGACGTTCGACCCGCGCCGTTTTGGCTTGCAGGCCCACTAAACGTTTAATGGCCTGTGAAGTGCGGCCTTTGGCGCGAGCCTCGAGAGTGCGTCCAAGCAGGATCAGCGTGACAATCACCGTGGCGGCTTCGAAATAGACGTTCGCCGTGCCCTGCGGCAGAATGTGCGGCACAAAGGTCGCAATCACCGAGTACCCATAAGCCGCCGCCGTACCCACCGAAACCAGCGAGTTCATGTCCGGGCCAGCACGCAGCAGCGCCGGAACCCCTTTGCGGAAGAAGCGCAGCCCCGGCCCAAACAGCACCAGCGTGGCGAGCACAAATTGCAGATACCAGCTGTTCTGCTCGCCAATGGTGGTCATCACCCAGTGGTGCATCGGCGGGATCAGGTGCGAGCCCATCTCAAGGATAAATACCGGCAGGGTGAGCACGAAGGCAATCAGCAGCGAGCGGCGCAGAGATTTGGCCTCGTTTTCACGGCGTTCACTATCTTGATCAGCCGAATCGGATGTTTCATCCGACAAGCGATGGGATTTATAGCCCGCCTGTTCGACGGCATTTTCAAGGTCGCGAATGCTCACCACGCCCGCCAGATGGCGCACCTGCGCGCGTTCGGTCGCCAGATTAACATTCGCCTCCAGCACCCCCGGCAGTTTGCGGAAAGCCTTTTCCACCCGCCCGACGCAGGATGCACAGGTCATCTCTTCGATAGCCAGCTCGGTGGTTTCTTCACGAACGTCATAACCCGCGTTCTCAATCGCTTTGATCGCCGCCTGCGGATCCGGCTGCCCGCTAAAGGTAATATCAGCACGCTCAGTGGCCAGATTCACTGCCGCACTCTCCACGCCGGGCACGGCTTTTAACGCCCGCTCAACGCGGCCAACGCAAGAGGCGCAGGTCATCCCTTCGACCGGCAAACTCAGACGCGAGGATAGGGTGGAGCTCGATGGAAGAGCCATGATGTTACTCCTTGAACATGATGTGTTGCAGGAAGCTTAGACCTTCCAGTCAGGGGAAGGTCAAGAGAATATTATGTTGATGTAAAAGGATTTTTATCAACACTGTCCACAACGCGACCACACTTCGATATAAGGCCCGTATTTTGCGGGCTTTTCTCTTTTGATTGGCAGGCGAAAATCATCACGGATTACAGCCAAATGACCACGGATAACGAACTATTCATAACGGATAGCGAGATCGGTAACGGATCCAAACGCGCGATATTTTGCAAAACCCACTGCACTGTGAAAATCCCCGCCAGCCCTTGCGCCGCAAGGCTTCCCGTAATCCCTCAGTAATTTTTGAAACCTGCGCTGATGCCGATGCGATCCAGACGGAAAGCACCGGAGATCCTTTTAGAACATCAACTTAAACAATCGGTTAGTTTTGGCTCTACCTCTGATTTTTGCAAACGGCTGCAAAAGTTGGCGACGTGTGCAAAACCTTACCGAAGCCACAACCCCAGACGCTGCGCGGGCTGGCGGTAGGGTTTGCGCAAAAATTCCTTTGCAAAATTTTTATGATCCAATTAGTGCAGGCGGGTGCGGTGTAGCGCCGTTTCCGTCTGGTATGCGCTTCCGTCTGCGCGTTTCTGTGAGCGCTGCGGGCCGTGGTAAGACGAACGCAAAAAAGGCCGAATGGTGTCGGCCTTGGGTTGTTGCGTTCAATGGTGGGCGTTACAGATCGTTTTACGCGAGGGGTGTTTCTGCGGGGCTTTTCGTCAGGCGATCAACGGCCCATATTTGGTTTTCAATGTACCCGTTTTCGCTGCCGTTTTGGAGAACTCGCCCGACTGCTGGCTGGTGCCGGTGTTGGGGTGTGTATGGTTTGCGGCAAGCGTTGCCAACTCGTTGACGACGTCGAGGGTGTCGGTCAGCAAGGTGAGGACGTTAATTGCGTCGGTACCCAGTTTAACCGTTGGCGCAATCAGTTGCTGTGCCTGGGCGACGCTTCGACGGATGCCGGTTATCTTTTCAGTCAGTGAAGCTCCAATAGTGACATCAGCGTTGCCGGTGATGGTGTCTTCGAGATTCGCGCTAACGCTGCGATTCACGTTCTTACAGGAAATGGTCAGATCTCCAGACGTGCCGATACTGTAATCGCCCTCGGCTACGTGAACCACGGCACCGGCTAACAGCGTGGCCGTGCCCAGTACCATGGTTTTGTCCGTTGCCTGGATAGTGGTTTCGCGAACTACTAGCGTGCGGGTTTCGTCATCAGCCTGAATAACGCGCGTCATTGAGGTTTCTTTGATTGCCTGGTCGGTCTGGCGTTCCCAATCACCGGCGACGTTAATCCGCTGCGATACCCCTTCACGCTGCTGCTGCAATTGTTCACCAGGCTTCACGGCGGGTAGGTTTTGCCCCTGCGGCATGGTTTGGCGCACAAATGGCTTATCCGGGCGCCCGCCAGTAAATCCGACTTCTACCAGCGTGCCAGGCGGTGGGAATTGGAACATACCGGACTCACTGCCGGCCATCGGTACCGGCAAAGGTACGGCGGGATATACCGGCGTGTCTTTGGCCGGATTACCGTCAGCGTCGAGCAGCTGCAAATCGACCGCATAGCGCGGGCGAAACGGGTCGGCGATGTTTCCTGTTGAAACGTCTTCGCTCGGCGCTTCGACGCGGGCGAACTGGGGCAGGTGCAGACCGGATGCCAGTTCGGGGAACGCGTTTTCGACCTGGCGCTGTACAGCCGATTTTTGCAAGGGCTGGCCGGTTGCCTTGTTACGCGGTTGCCAGGTGATCGCCATGTCGTCGTTTTCTAATCGAACCTGGCTTAACCGCTGGCCGTTAACTTCAGCACCAGGGCGCAGGCTTTGAATGAGCGGCACGGTCATCGAATTACCGCCCGCGCTAGACTGGCTAAACTCGCTCGGGATGTCGACCGGCTTACCTGCAAACATGCTGTGGGCGGCGGCGCCGATAAAGACGTCACCGTCCGGCAACTGGTACCACAGATAATCAGGGATGGAGAACGCGCGGCCAAGGTTTGCAAACAACTGGTACCCGGTACCGCTGTGAGTGAAATGCGGGATAGGCTTGTCGGCATAGTCGGCACCCGCTGGCGGGCTGACGTTTAGGCCGCATTGCTCACTAATCCAGTCGGTGATGGTGCGCAAGGTGGGATGTTGGAATGAGCACGGCCACGGTTTATCAAAAACGCCGATTAACTCCCGAACAAAAAGACGCTGGGAACCATTTTCTGACGGCTGCGACCGCTCCACGTAGCCGGTGAACCAGCGCAGGACTAAACCGTCATAACCGATATCGATACGCACCATTTTGCCGGTGTAATCGGTATCGGTCTGAGCCGTAATAAATCCCCGACCGCACGCGTTTAGCTCGAGCATGACGTTAACGTCGACCAGATGGATGGGGTCAGTTGAAAGGTACAGGCGTTTAATCGGTTTCATGCTTTAGTTATCCCAGTGCGTCATTGACGGGTTTTAAGACTTTTTGTTCGAACCAACTCATTTTATCGGCGTCCTCACCGGCTGCATTTTTACCCCCCGCGCCGGTCTGCTTGGTGCTCGGCGTATTGTTGCCTTTGCGGGCTTCGCGCTTCTCCGGGACGCTGCTTTTTTCGCGCAGGGTAAAACTGACGTTCCAGGCGAGGATATCTTCCTGCGGAATGGCATCAATCTGGCCGGTGAACGTCCCTTCGCGAAAATTGATAGCCGTCGCGGTCGCGTTGGCAATACGGTATTTTTTTAGCGAACCGCTGGACTCTGTGGCCGATGCCAACTGAAAAAGCCGCTGCAAAATTGCCTGGTCATCAAATGCTACTAAGCCGGTGACGCGCAGTTCTTTGGCCTTGATGCCCTGTTCGGCGTTGGTTGTGCTGGACGTCTGCCCGGACTGGTCCTTTTCCTGAAATTGCATGGAAGGCGATACCAGCATTCTTTTCATGATGATGCCTTCGCCATCAAGTGCGAGTTGGACGGCCTGAGTCATTTATCATTTTCTCCAAATCTTTCAATGAATCACCGGTGAACATCATGGCGGCGGTATGCACTGCGGTGGCCTGCGGGATATTTTTCAGTAATTCGACCGCGCCGGTATGCATATCCCCTGAATGCGTAAACGCCCATACGTCAGCGCTGGCCCCTTTAAGGTCACTGAGTCCCTGACTGATACTGGTGAGCAAACCGGCGCGAGCCTGCATAAAACTGGCAATTTGCGCCTTTACCCCAGCGATGCTGGTACTGGCTGCGGCGGCAAGCTTGGCGGCGGCCACGCGCTGGGCATTCACGGCGGCCCGATTGGTCGATACCGATAATGGGACTGCGGCGGGCAGGGCGCTGGTGACTTTACCGGGTAGCTGCATTTTGACCGCGCTCAGTTCGGCGGCGGCCTTTGCCATTCTGCTGACCTGGGTAAAAGCCGGGGCGGGGAAGACGGCCGCCAGACTGTTTAACCCCTGCATAAATGCATCGTGGGTATTTTCGGCAATCATCAGGACGATCACATCGCCACTGTTGCCGCTGGCGGCCAATTTTTTAGACAGATACGCCAGAGCATTGGCAGGGCTAAGGTAACCGCCTGAATCAGCAGATTGACCCAGCCCATAAACCCAAGGATGTGCCGGAACAATGGCGCAAGAAAGCGGTGCCATGTTGTCAGCAATCTTGAGTACGGATTTACGCCACATTACTGCGGAACCTCGGGCCATGTAATATCACGCGCTTTTGTGGTTTCTACGCGACTCAGTAAAACCCGATATTTGCGCCACTCGTTGAACAGTCGCTTTTCTTCGTCAGTCGCGATATCCAAATCAACAGCATCGCTTAAGGTGATTATTGCCTGATTTGCCGCCGCTAACAGAGCGCTTTTATTCTGTACGGCCAAGGCGACATAATCCGGTGCGACGCCGTAGATTTTACCGCCAGACCAGCGCCATGCACCGCTGATATCACACCCATCAGGCAATGCATCAATATCGACCACGGTCAAGCCGACAGGGTAAAGGCGTGATGCATCCTCGCTGATACTGCGAATAACCCCGGAGTCGTTTTCAATTGCCAGGCTAAATTTACGCGTGAATTTAGGTAAGGATTTAAACCAATCCTTACCGTTTTCATCTTTAAAGTATTGAATACCGGCACCGTTAAAAAGTTCATCAGGCGTATAACGCTGTAGGTTTATTAATTTCATATTTTTATCCGTCGATTGTTACCCAGCCGCCGTTACGGTACATCTGTAAAGGCCGGTATAATGCATATCCAATTTGTGAGCCTTCGTTACCATTGCCCCCGGTGAGTACGCAGCCAGCCGGCGCCTCTACAAGCACCCCATCCATCACCATCGATGCTTGTGCGCCACGCGAAATGCCCGAAACAAAGCTACTTGCAACCCAATTCATCGTTGCATAACCGCTCATGTCTTGTGCGGGCTGAGGATTGTTAGGGCTGTAAACACGCTGGCCACGCTCATAAATACCCGCATCCGAACTGATATTCCCGGCAATGTAGAGATCGTGCGGAAGGGGTTGGGGATTGTTAAAACTGTAAACACGCTGACCTTGTTCATAAATCCCGCCCCCGTTCGAACTGATATTTCCCGCGATGGATAAATCCTGAGGAAGAGGTTGTGGATTGTTAGGGCTGTATACGCGAGCCAGACCATTTGGATTGCGTTCGTACAGTGCCGCACCAGACCCCGAAATGATGTTCCCCACCGAGGTAATATTCCCTTCAGCATGAACACCGCCACGCGAGGCAATATAAGAGCCGCTAATATCACCATCCGAATTAATATTCCCGCCTGCCATCACTGGGCCGGGACTATAAAACGACTTGTCCACAGGATTGAAAGACCATGCCGCCACGGTGCCACCATCCGTGGTTAGAGTAATGATAGCGCTAGGAAACGTGGCATTACCCGAAGTTAGCGCACCAAAACTGAACGCCGCCGCGTAACCATAATCTTTCGTTTGTAACACGCCCTTTATCAGCGGGTGATACTGGCTCACCTCTCTAGGGGCAATATATCCCGGTGTGACAAACGGTGCGGCGGGAGAGACATATTGACCTTGAAATGCACCGGCCCCCTCCCACATACCAGATCTAGTGCCAAAGTGTGAGGCGTTGTTGATGTAGCCCACGTCGCCGCCTGTGGCGGGCAGTGCACCAACATTAGAAGCGGTAAGGCTGATGTCCTGAGTCCCGTCAAAATTCACACCGGCAATCTTGCGCGCCGTCTCTAATTTGCTGGCCGCCTTCGCCGTAGCGTCAACCGGTAGCGCACCGACATCACTTGGTTTAAGGCTGATGTCCTGCGTGCCGTCAAAGTTAACACCTGCGATTTTGCGGGCTGTCGCTAATTTGTTAGCAGCGACGGCGGTGTCTTTTGCAGCCAACGCGCCCACCTCGGCAGGTGTTGGCGGGGTGCCGGTATCAAACACGCGACGCCAGCCAAAGGGATAAGCGCTGCTATCAAGTTGCCATTTCCAGCCTTGCGCGGCGATGTATGTACCAATGCGCCAAAAGATTTGGCCGTTTCCATTTATCAATTGCTGATAGGCTCCCGCGCCCGCATCCCAGGCACGGCGAAGCGTCAGCAACTGGGCGGCGGCGACAACGTCCGGCCCCAGTGGGAAATCCTCAAACTTTCCCGACAAAGAAACGGGGTTTGTTTTGTTGATAACGGCAGGGTCGTCTAATCGCGTGATGGTGCTATTGACCGGCAAGACCTGGTTAGACATCGCACCAATATTATCGCGGGCGTTCAACATGGCCGCCGCACCCAATATTTTAAGCTCGGCTAATGCCTGGTCTTTGCGCAAGAAATCTTTGCTGCCCTGCTGGTCGCTCAGTGACCCTTTAGGGCGCAGGTCGGTGATAATGCCTGCGGCGTCGATACTCGCCAGAGCAAACACGTAGTGGGCGACGCCGTTCGTGGTGTAGTTCGAAAGCGTCGGGGCCACGGTGAATTTAATGGCCGTCTGAAACGCGCTGGTCACGGTGCCGGTGAAACAGACGTCAATCCAGACCTTAGTCGGCTTGGCGGTAACGGTGATATTTTGGTTAGCAGCAAGCGAGGCACGCAGCCCGCCGACATAACCCAAACCCTTGGTGACAAAGAACTGGGTACCATTTTTTGACACTAAAAACCCGGTATCAAAAAAGGCGCCGGCACCATAAATATCAAAATTTGCCAGACGCAGGTTTTCATCCATACCGGCCATGCGGGCTGTAAAATCAATCTGCCACGTTGCAGCCGGTACCGTGATTTGTGTTTCAGCCTGCGCCCCGGCGTATTCCATCATAATGGAACGGGTGAGGGTATTTCCCTGCTGGCCGCTGGCGTTCTTCACTTTCCGCTGCGTTGGGGCATGGGTGATCGCGCCGATGATGCCGGTGGCTTTATTGATTAACCCAATCCAGTTGAAATCGAAGTCACCGACTTCGGTACCCATCACCACGGAATAAACCACGGCATTAGCGTTGACCACGCCGCTTTTGCTTACCGCCTGGCGATAGACAATTTTGTCAGCATCTGGCATCCCTTCGGTGTTAGGGATAGGTTGGTTAGCGTCTTGCCCTGGGATGAAAGCGAAAACGAATTCATCCAGTAAAACGGGTTTATTGTCGACAGCCTGCTGGGCTTTCCACTCGGCAAAGGCTTTGGTAATAACGGTTTGTGACATGGAATTCCCCTACAAACTAGCGCTAAACGTGGCGCTGGACTCTGTTGTTATGTTGTTCAGGCTCGCCGTATAGCAAACATATTCCCCTTCGTATGACCCCACTCGCATGACCAGGCCAATGGCGCTTATCACTTCGAACTGATAGCGGCGGCAGGTGCGGCCATACTTGCGGATGATTTCAAGTAAAAGGTCACTGTTGTTTGCGATTTGGTTATCGCTGACGCGCACGATGATGACGTCCCAATCAATGCCCGGCTGGCGCTCCAGCAGTTCGACGTAGCCAATGCCTAACCGCTCAAAAATGGCGATAAAGCCTTCAACCTCGCCCGCGTCCTGGGCGTTCACAAACGCATAGCTCACGCGCTTGCGAAACAGGCCCAGCGGTTCGCCATTAAAACGGGTTATATCCCGCTCATAGGCAATCAGGTTAAGCAGCGGTTCGGCACAGGTCAGCGGGTCAAATTGCTTAAGCGGCCACGTCATCCAGTCGTAAACCACTGACCAGAAAGTGATGCAGGCCCGAAGTAATTTGGCCGGTTCGCCTCTGTCCATCCACGACGGCAATCGAAGGCTGCGCAACTGCGATTTAAAATCAATCATTGGCAATCTCCACGGTCAGGCTTGAAAGGCGCGGGACTGACAGTTCGCTGATGATGTCTGGCAGCGAGAAGGTGAGCGAGTCGATAACGGGAAACGCCTTGTGTAACTCGCGGCCAAGGTTTGAAAACGAGTAGCGGGCATACGGCCACGTCTTTTTAACGTCATAGTTGCTGTTTTCCCGAAATGCGCAGCGGATCAAATCGGTCACGCCGGTGTTTAAATCGGCCAGCGCTTCGGCGGTCATGTTGTCTTTGTGCAACACGTAGACCGTGACGCTTAAGTCGTGCTTAGTCTCAGGCAGGGCAAAGCACTGCATGTCGTCGCCGTGGCCGTGGTGGCCCTGCGTGTTGATATAGTCGTTGACCGCATCAATAAACGGCTGGGAAATTTCGCCGCTGTCGAGCAGCAAATACGCGTTTGCCGTTCCCGGCCCGCGCGGGGCGTCGTGCTTAAAGAAAATGCGGTCGACGCTCAGGCCCAGCACGCTGGCTATCATGCTGCGATAAATCGCATCGGTGTGGTAATTGCCTACCAGGTTGAACTGGTTGCGGGCACGCTCACGCAGTTCATCATCGGATTCCTCATTCGCACCGGGCACGGTCAGCCAGTCGTCATCGTTCACCACGCTTGAAATTCCCGCCACGGCAACCGGCAAAATGCGGTAATAGCCCGGCGCGAGGTTGTACCCGCTGCCGGTGCCGGTTGCGGTGACCGGCACTAGGCCACTTTCTAAGCCTGCGGCTATGGCCGTGTCTTTGGCGACGGACAACACATAGACGACGCCGTTAATACGCTCGGTTTGTACCAGCGTGCCCGCGCTAACCGTCACGGCGTTGGCGGCAGTGGTTTTGAAAAAACGCACGGAACCTGCTGCGGCGCTGGCGGGTTTGGCTTCGATGTTCACCGCCCAGGCAAGCAGGCGCAGCATCGGGCCGGTCGCGGTCGCAACAAACATGTTTGCCATTACGACCTGGACAAGCACGTCTTTAAGCCACATCACCGGCGTGGTGATGAGTTTGGTTATCAGCCGCCAGAACGGCGACATTTTCGACATATTGGTGACCAGATTTTCACCGCGTGCGATGTCGCGGAATTTTCCGGCGATTTCAGCTTCCGTGGTCGGCATCCCGCTATCGCGTAGGACTTTTTCAAAATCGACGGTCGGTTTCTCATTCATAATTCACACCGGTGCTGATAGGGCCGAAATCATAGGTGTCGGCAGTGATATACAGGCGCGAGACGCTTTCCTCCGTGATAACCACGGTTCCGGGTATGAGGCGTTCGTCATTTTCAACCAACAGCGTTAACTGGGTTAACACGTCGCCGCGCATGGTTGGGCTGCGTTCGCCAATCAGCAGCGCGGCGATGCCACTTTCTAAAATGCTGTGGATCACGTCTTGCCCGATGCTGACGCGGTTGTTGCATAGCTGCGGCTCATTACCGCTGTTAAGCGTGAAATTGCCGTCAGTTATCAGTAAATCGATGTAGAGCGGTTCGTCAGTCATCCGGCTTGCATCTCTTGCCATTCAGCCAGCTGGCTGGGTGAAATTCCGTTGGGTGCGTTCACGTAGGTGTCGCCATAGGTACGGCGGCTATCAATCGTGGTTTTGCTTTCCGTTTTAACCTGTTTCATCAAGCCTTCACGCGGTAGGGCGGTGCTCGCCCTGTTGCCGGTGATCAGTGATTGACCGCTCAACGCAGGCGCGGCGGGCTGTGGCACGCTTGGCGCTGGAGCGCTGACCGGCATCGTCGGCTGCGCGGTCTGCACGCGGGCCAACGTGTTGGCCTGCGGGACCATATTTTGTGCTGGTACTGTCACAGGGTAAGGCTGGCTTTTTGGCACAGTTACCGGTAGTGGCAATGGGTTTGGCGGGTTTTTGGGCACGACATTCTGTGCCGGTACTGCCAATGGGTTAGGCTGGCTTTTAGGTACAGCGTTTTGTGCCGGTATCGCGACGGGCACCGGCTGCGGCACGGCAATCTGTGCCGGGGTGTTGACCGCGGCGGGCACCTTCACGCCTTCGGTTGTGCCGGTGGTTTTGAGGTCAATGCTGACGCCGGGGATTTTGTTAAGTTTTTCAACAATCCAGTTGTAGGTCGACGCAAAGGTATTTTTCAGGATGTCGAAAAGCTTGCTAAAGATGTTGCCGATAGTCTCTGAAAACCCTTCAAACGCGGCCACCGGTGATAGCCCCGTGAAGAAGGCGACGGTCTTGTCCCAGCCGTCTGTAATGCTGGCCCAGACGTCGGCAAATACCTGACCGACATCCTGAACAACCGACATCACCCACTTAAAAGCTCCGGTTTCCATCACCGCCGCTTTCAGCTTGTCCCAGTGCTTAATCACGTACCACACGCCGATAGCCAGGGCGGCAAGGCCCAAAATAATAAGGGTGATCGGGCTGGTTAAAAGCTGCATGGCTACGCCTGCGAACATGGTCGCCGCGCCATAGATACGCATAGCCAGGGCACCGGCTTTTAACACGCCGTTCCACAGCACCAGGGCAATGCGGCAGACGCCCGTCCAGACCGCCAGTAATTTGGACTGGATCCACAAACCGGCCAGACCAAGGCGGGTTAACAGCAGCGAAGGGCGCATCAGGTTAAGCGTCCATGTCAACGCCTTCCAGGCACCGCCCAGCATGAACGCTATGCCTTTCAGCCCCATCATGGTGAAACCAAAAATACCCATGGCGATATTCGCCGCCGCACCGGCCAGCCCGAACGACAGCACAGCCAAGGTGATGTAACCCATCCAGCGGGCGATATTGGGGAACATTTCCAGCCAGCGGGCGAACTTGGTGCCGACTGCGGCCACCTTGTTCATCAGCGGGGTGAGGATTGGCATCAGGGTGTTACCCAGCGCCACGCGAATGGCATAAAAAGAGGCGGTGATACGTTCCCACGGCTTCGCCATGCGCTCGGCCATTTCCTGCGCCCGCTTCATGCCGTCGTTGCGGCCTAATTCGGTAATGCTCTTGTTCAGGGTGTTTTGCTGGCCGTACAGCTTTTTAATGACGTCGGCACCGCCGCCAAACGCGGCATCAAGCGCCTGTTGGGCCTTGACGTTGCCTTCGATGCTCTTGCCGTATTTGTCCTGCACCTTTTGCAGAATATCGCCCATAGGCAACATCTTGCCGGTGGCGTCGACAAAGCTCATGCCCAGCTTCTGCGCGGCGGCGGGAGCGCTGCGTAGGAACTGCTCGTAAATGCCGCTGGACTCGGTGCCCATGGTGCGCGACAGGGTGCCCAGCACGGCGAACTGTTCTTCCATGCTGACGCCAAAGTCGGCCCCGGCGTTTTTTGTGCCTTCCATCAATTCCTGCATGGTCGACATTTTGACGCCGAAATTTTGCACCATGTACGCGGTTTTACCCGCTAACTGCTCGGCAAACTCGACATGTCCCAGGCTGGACAGTTCGCGATTGAACCGCGAGGCCATCGCGCCGATATATTCCCCGGCTTCTTCGCCGCTGGCTTTGACACCTGCGGCCAGCGTGTTGGCCGCCACAGTCACGCGCGGTAAATCCTGGTCAGCGAGTCCGTGCATCGCTCCTTTAATGGCGTAGCTGGAGTTGACCACGTCGACCGCGCTTTTGCCGTATTGCATGCTGAAACGTAGCGCGGAACTGGACAGCTTCTTCAGCGTGTCGTCGGCCACGCCTTTAGCGCCGACTTCTGACAGCGCCGCGTTCATCTCATACGCGGGAGCGACAACGCCCCGGATGGACTGCGCGACCGCCCAAATTGCAGCGGTGCCAATGCCGATTTTGGTAAATGACGCCTGCGATTTTTCCGCAAAGCCCGACAGCGACGACTGGGCCGTTTTAAGCGGTCGCGTCAGCTTGTCGATTAGGCTAAGAGTAAAATCTAAATGGCTCATGTCATGTTCCGTTAAAGGCTATCGCTATGCCCTCGGCCGTTTTATGGGCCTTGGTTTGGGCAAAATATTCATCCAGCCACAGGGCGCGGGCGACGTTCTCTTCGCTGTCGTCGGCGTGGGGCAGGTAGTAACTGCGCAGGGCGAGATACTGCTCTAACGGGTTGGCGCGAATGGCCGCCACCCGTGCGGTCAGTTTTTTATTTCAATCTCAACCTGCGGGGAGTAAATCGAATTGACCTTCTCCACGATTTGCATTTCAACGCCGGGGTAATCGTCGGTCAGTTTGTTAAGTGCCTCTTTGCTGTCCGGCGAGACGATGCGGGCCAGATAGGTGACCATCGGCGCGATTTTGTTGGTCGGCGACATTTCGTTAATCAGGCCGTTGAATGCGGTTTTGTTCGGCTCGAAAGACAGGTCAATACCGGCCACGGTCAGGGTGATCACTTTGTTTTTTACTTGGCTCATTGCTCTAAATCCTTACGTTGTCGAATGATGCCCACCAGGGCGTTATGTCTTACCGCGCAGGCGGTATAAAGGTTTTGGTATCGGGTCAGTACCGCGTCGAAATCAGTGCCGGTCGGCCCTGAAAGGCGAGGCAGCGTGACCGGGCACAGCGCTAGCTGGTTTTCCTGATAGGGTTCGCTCGGCTTTATCAACGCTTTGGTTGAACAGCCGGACATACTCATCAGAAGCACAAACATTGCTAAACACCGGCTTAATAACTTCCGTGCGGGTTTCCCGCTCGGTGTGAATTTCATTGGCTTTCAACTCCGCGATTTTGGCTTCCAGCGCTTCCCCCGACTGGCGGGTGACTTCGGTCACCACGCGGCGGGTTTCATCCGCTGACTGATTGGCCGCCAGTTCGGTTTGGGCGTTATGCCAGCTATGCGCCGACCAGCCGAAAAGGAACGCGGCGGCCAAAATCAGCAGGTGCCCCCAGGCGGCACGCATTAGCGCACCCCGTTATGTTCAAGGCTGAAGTGGTTGCCGTCCGGTTTCTTGAACCGACCGCCCCAGCTACCGCCTAGGCTTTCCCAGTACTCGCCCAGCGGTAAAAACGCTTTGCTGTCGGTCTGCCAGACGCCCCCGATAAACAGGTTAAAGTCGATAGCCAGACGCTGAGTGTGCAGGCTGTTGGCAATACCGGCACCGCTGGCGGCGTTAAGCTTGGCCTGTTCCGGCGTGCGGTAGGCTTCGCCCAGCGTCAGGGCGTAACCGTTGGCAAATGACCAGGCGATCAACTGGCCGACCATTTGCGTGAACTGCTGTTGTTTCTGGCTCAGTGTCATGGGGTGTCATCCCTTTTTTTGGTCAGACGTTGGTCTAACCAGCGTTTTAAAAATTCTTCAATGATGGCGCTGCCTAAGATGCCCAGTGCGCACGCAATACCGATAACGGCCACTTCCGGCATATTTTCGAATTGCAGCAGGGCAATACCGGCGATGGGCGCCACCGCTGACCCTAAAATCATGCGACCCAGAACGGTGCGCACCGTGATGCGCTCCGTGCTAGCCATCAGTTGCCCCAGCCCAATAACCGCGCCTATCAATAACAGCTTGGTTAGTAGTGAGGTTTCACCGTCTTGCATGACGTCACCCTTTCAAGTCGCGGGTATCGCGGGCAGACAGATAAGGCACGCCGTCGATATGGATAAAATCGGGGCTGGTCACCATGAATTTGATTTTCTTGGTGGTCGCCTTGGCGTCATTGGGGGTGATACCCACAACGTCGGTCAGCATCGGCACGCAGCCGAATACCTCGATTTTTTCTTCTTCGTTGCCCGCGTTGCCGTAGAACAGGAAGTCTTTTTCCCCAATCCCGCGCCATGAGCCAGCGGCACGCGCTACGGCCCCGAATTTCTTAAAGTTCAGCGCGTCGATTTCGAGTTCAACGTCGGCACTGACCGACCCTTTTACATGGCCGTTGGGTACGCCGCGCGTTTGCACGGCGGCGCTGTTGTCGGTGATGGTCACCGTGGCGCTTTCAACGTGGATCATGACGCCGTCATAGTTCACATCGAAGGAGCCGCCGCTTAAGCGTTCTGACATGGTTAGCTCTCCAGAGAGGTATCGAGTTCGATACTGATGCTGATTTCTTTCGCAGACTCATAAGGGCGCACCACAATGAAAATTTGCACCTTGACAGATGAAGTCCAGACGATTGAAACGTCGCCTTGTTTGGGTGGTTTCACTTCGCCCGGGAATTCAATCCCGTTGATTTGCGAGGTGATCGCCATTTCGCGCAGCGGCTTGCCGAAATACGTTTCGTTTGCCGCAATGCTGCCCGGCGTGCTGTTAAGCGAGCGGTCAGCGATTTTCGGGATAGCCCGCAAGCGCACCTTGCGCGAGGCTTTATCCACAATGCGCACGTTCTCAATCGTCTGATAATCGCCGCCTTCAACGTCGAGCGTCCGACCGTCCGACCAGTAAATCCCGTCGAAATCGTGGTACCACATCGGCACGCTGTAGCGCAGGGCTTCAAGCGACTGCAACACGGCGAGGTCGATTTCCACACCGGTGCCGTCAACGGGCAGGCCGTCGCGACCCAGCGCGGTAAGTGCGCCGGTAGCAACACGCGCCGGACTGTCGGCGATGGTGACTGAACGGTTACACAGGCGGCCCGCTAAAGCGCCCGGCTCGTTACCCCAAAGGCGGGGCACCAGCTGCACGCCCGGAGAGGCGATTTTGTCTTGGAGCGCTGCCATACGGATAAGGTAAGCGGGCCACGTTTCGGTGGTTTCCGGGCCACCCACGGACAGGGCGAACCACACGAAACGGCCAAACTTGGCTTTCAGGGTGTTACGCATCTCGCTGGCGCGGTTGATGGTTGCCTGTTGGTCGATATCAAACGCGAGGACAATACCCTCAACCGACGCGACGTTTTGGCCCGCCGTGACGGCGGCAATCCAGTCATCATCGGCTTTGAAGTCTGGTTTTGTTTCGTCCACCGCGGCTAAGACGTGCACGTAGGCAAACCAGTTTTGACCGGCGTTATTGCTGGCCGCGCTGACCAGGCTTTTTAACAGGCTGTCTTTGTCACCCAGCGCCTTGTTTAAGTCGGTGGCGGTGTTAATTGCCTGCGTTTTCCCGACGTTGGTATCGCCATAGCCGACAAACAAAACGACGCGCTCGACGTCTTTCGTGGTGCCGTTGTAGCGGTTAATCTGACTGACGTTAACGAGTGGCCATGTCATGGGTTTACCCTCTGATGTCCTGCGCGTTGACGTCCCAGCCGAAGCCGATCGCCTGCATTTGCCGCGCAAGTATTTTGTTAAATTCTTCGTTGCTCACCCCTAAAAACACGCGTCCCGGTAAGTCGATTGTCCAGGTGCGTTTCGCCGGTGTGCCCCGTAATTTTTTAATCAGTAGTCCCGCCTGGGCCATGCTCAGGGTTTCCATGATTTTTTTGCTCGATGGTTTTACCCATTTTTTGCCCTGGCGCATTTTGTAGCCCAGGGCGCGAAGCTTTTTAGCCTGGCGAGGCAGGGCGGGCCGGTTGGCTTGCGCCTTGCGCGGTGCCCCGCTGGCGTTCATTTTGATGTTGGCGCCGTCCTGCTGTGCGGCACCGACCAGACCCGCCGCGATGGGCTTGGTGCCGTTGCGGTAGTTGCCGCCTTTCAGGTAGATGCGCACCCCCTGAATTTCTGGCATTTCCCGCACGGCCAGCAGCTTGGGCAAGCCTTTCAGCATCTTGCCTTTGCCTCGCTTGCGCGGTGCCCACGGCGTGCCGTCTGGCGCGGTCTGGTTTCGCTGGTTCCGTTTGGCCGCCACGATGATGCCCAGCTTGGCAATACGCCATAACAGGCGCTGGCGCTGTTTGGGCTTCAACTCAGCGGCGGCAAGCGCTGCCCGCATCTGCTTAAGCTGCGTTTGGTTCAGGTTGCCGCGTATCACGACTTACCACCGTGTTGGGTGATAAATTCGGCTTCCGTCGCCGTCCAGATTTCAGGGTCAACCAATGACCAGCGCTTACCCTGTGCCGGAACGTCGCCGCTCTCGTCTTCTCTGAGGATGATCGGGTCTGCCATTGGCACCACGATTTGCAGGATGCAATAGCCTTCGTCGTCAAACTCGGGGTCGACGGTGGGGTCGGGTAGCTGCAACTGGGCGTAAAACTCGTTGGCGTGCTCAGTGACCCACGTCAGCACCAGGGCATAAACCAGACCGGGTGAACAGATGCGAAACGGAAAACGGTCCCATGACAGCGTGGCGTCATAGCGCAGTAGGCCGACACGCTTCTGGTTATTACCCAACGCCTTGCCGCTGCGCATGAGTTCGCAATTGTCCTGACTGCTTTCGAACATCTGCATGACCTCGGGCGGCAGGTTGGCAGTGATAAACGCGGTCAGGCTCTCTATCTGGCTCATATCAGATGTACCCCGACGCGCGGCAGCTTCAGCATGTTGCGCATGACGAAAGCCGCCTCGGCCAGCAGGCCCGCGCGGGTTTCGCTGCTCTCCTGGCCCGGATGGGACTCACGGCGGCCAATGGTGGCAAACTCGCCCAGCAAATCGGCTTTCGCCCTGGCGTAAACGGCCTTCTTGTACTGGGCAGTGAGCTGGTTTTCGTCGCCCATTTTGGCCCCCGGCACGTCTTTGGCCTGGTCAAATCCCTTGCCCGTCCAGTGGCTGACCACGTCGGCAAGGTTGTCGTTTACCTCGGCAATCGCTGCCAGCACCGCCAGACCTGCGGTTTCCGGTGGCAGGTCAGCGGGCAGGGTGCGGGACTTTTGAAACTCGCCAAGATTCAATTCAGGCCAGAAGGTCACTCCGTTGGTGATCGCGTCAGACTGGTAGTTCACCGGTTTGCCGCTGATGCTGAAACTTGGGCCACTCATGGGGCTATCCTTCTGTTGCATGTGAGAAGCGGGCTAACGGTTTCCACGGCCAAAAGCCTTACGGGCTTATGCCTCCACCGCGCCCGCCCCGGCTTGCCGGTAGTCTTTACTCGGCTGTGAGGCCATTAATACGGGCGCGAATTTTCGCCCGCATGGTCTTCACACCCGCGTTTTTGTTGTACTTTTCGGCCTGCGCCAGCAGTTCGTCGGCCTTTTCTAGCGTGTCGACATCTTCCACCGCCGTGGCGCGGGGTTCGCCGTTGTGGTCGCGCAGCAGGTAAAGCCCCGCAAACTTGAACCACTTGGCGTTGATGTCTTCATGCAGCCGCCATTTGTCGCGGATGTTGTTAAACGTCCGGCTGAAAAACGGTTCGATGCTGTGACCGCTGGCGGCCTCGACCGTGGCCCACTCCAGCACGGTGTCGGCAATAAATGCGGGCATCGTGCTTTTGAAGTTGTCCGGCATGTCTTGGCCTTCGCCGATAGCGATATCAGCCCAGTCGAGCGCCTTTTCGATTTCCCCCGTGTCGAGCAGCCAAATCACGCAGTACACCAGGGCCGGATTTGCGTAACGCTTATCACCGGCGATGTACGCTTCCACGGTCGGCAACCAGCGCGGCAACAGTTCGTCGCGCTTCATGTCGACGCGGTCTGCGGTGCAGGGCTGGCCGCGCAGGTGTGCGACATCGCTCTCCAGTTCCAGCTTTTGCAAATGGAAACTCACCGGTGATGAAGTGAGTGCCTCGCGCTTGTCCAGCGTTTCGGCGGCCTTGATGCGTGCGCGGTGGCGCTGACACGGGGACATAGCCATCGTTATGCGTCTCCGTCTGGTTCGGTGGTGCCGGTCGCTAACGTCAGCTTGTCGTAAGCGGCATACAGTTCGTCATGCTCGACGGCGTAACCTTCCATGCGCAGATAGCTGTTTTCAAAGCGCTTGCGGTCATCATTCCATTCGGCCTTACGCTTACGTGTGCCTGCCTGGGTATAGATATGCAGGTTGTCCAGCGTGGTGACGATCAAACGGCCTTCCGGCATAAACGGCGGTGTGTAAGCCGTGCGGCCCGCAATCTGGCGGTTGATTAACTGCGCGGCGACTTTCTCGGTCGGGCGGTCAACCATGTTCATCATGGTGGTGGCGTCAGCGCCGATAAGGTCAGCGGAGACCAGAACAACCAGACGCGGGTCATTGCGGAACGGCTCATAGATACTGGTATGCACCAAATCGGTGACCGCTGCGTCAAGGCCCATAAAATCGGCACCGGCACCGCCGATGGTGATATCACCGGTAATAACCTGTGCAGGCGTGCGCGTTTTAACAATCTGGTGCCAACCGATGTTGACGTCCTCACCGTTCGGATTGGTCTCCGGGTCGGTGTCGTCGGCGGCGCTGGTACCGTTGAAGGCGACGCGCAGCATGTCGAGGGCAAACGACTCATTGCTGAATGCCTGAATGCGCTGGAAGAATTCTTCCTCGCTGCCTGAGTTGGCCCAGATAACCAGCAGGGAATAAGGCAGGTAAGAGCCTGAATCCGTTTCAACCAGCTTGTACTCGTTACCGTCAACGCCCATCGGACGGGTGAAGCGGCCCTCTTTTTTACGGCCGGTATAGATGCCCGGCTTGCCGGTGCTGACAACCTGACCGTTGACCTGGTCGACGTCCATCACGTTGACCAACTGCAAGAATTCGGACTGTTGCAGCAGCGCATCGCGTAGCTGCGTTTCTTTCGGCGGCGTCAGCGAGAAATAGCGCGAGGTGTCCTGCTGGCCGTTAGCCTTTGCCAGACCTGCGGCATATTTTCGGATTAACGCCTCGGCTTTGGGGGTTAAACGCATAGTGTGTGTTTCCTAAAAAAGTGAGCGGATAAGTACCGGCGTCGGCCTAGGTAAATTCAAACGGCTGTTTGCTACCGCCTGGCGCACGGTTAGGGCGCTGCGTGCCGTTGCTTTCCTGTGCCGACAGCTTGGTCATAACGTCCGATAACTGGGCTGAAAGCTTGGTTAGCTCGGCTTGCTTACCGTCTTTTGGGTCTTTTTTACCCGCGCGGCGGGCGCTGAACTGGCGGCGTTCGCGGCGGCGAGCCGGTGCCGGTTTGTTGCTAAACGCCTTCATGGCTTTAACCAGGTTGGCTTTTGCAACGCTGAATTCAGCCGCGACGACTTCGTCTTCGGGGTTGTCGGCAACGTCTTGGGCCAGTTCGGAGACTTCTTCCGCTGCGTCGGCGATTTGGTCGGCAATGTCTGCCACTTCATCGGCGGCAAGTTCTGGCGTGTCGCTGTCCCCGTCTCCCTCGGCGGCGGCTTGGCCGTCATTCAGGAGTTGGATCATTTGCAGCAAGAGGGCTTTTAATTCATCCATCTTTTTTTCCTCGCCCTCGTTGGGCTTGTTGTCGGTGTTGGGTTCTGGTGTTGGCGTAAACTCTTTACGGGTTGAAAATAATTTCGACCATAAAGACGTTTCTTTTTTCTGAGTCTTTAATTTACCCAGACTGAACGTTTCTAAATTCCCGCGTTCAGCGGGTTTTTCTTCCCCGGCTAACTGGAATTTGATTTTTTCAGTGCCCAGGCTTGCCGGAATATCGGTAACGGCAAGGCCCATTAAATATTCGCGACCGCTTCCCGCAAAGTCGCCCATGAATTCAGCAGAGGTAAATAACTTTTGCCCGTCTTCATTGGCGTAAATAAGAAAACGATTCGGAATAAGCTGGGCATAAAGTTTTACGACGCCGTCCACGGTTTCGGTTTTCAATGCGTCGACTTCGCCAAGGTTGCAGGTGAATTCGCGCTCGGCGTACTCATGCTGCGGATGGTGCGGCCAAATCAGCGCGGTGTAGGTGTCGCGGCTGTAAGTTTCTGCCGCATCAATTAACCATTGCGCTTCAATCGTTCGACCGTCAACGGCTTGGCCGGACGTGGCAATGCAAAGCCAATCTGTACGGTAATTAGGTTGCGGCATAACAAACCTTAAATAATCGGTGAATTTAATAAGCAATATTCTGTGGAGGGCAGTATTACGAAATGCGGAATATCGCGCACCCGCTTTATTTCGGGTGCGTTCGGTTATAAAGGCTTAACCACTTAATGCCGATATTTAATGATAATTTCGTTTCTTTTTTCTCGACATAATAGCCGCATGGCAAAATATTCGAACGAAATAAAAGAGGCGGCCCGCGCTTTATATATTAAGCGCTGGACGCCTAAAGACATTGCGCAGGAATTAAACCTCCCGCCGCGCACGATTTACCATTGGGCCGACGTCGGCCAGTGGGCTGGCCTGCTGCCTGCGGAATCTATCGAAGATTCCATCGCCCGCCGCGTCAACCAACTGACCAACCGCGAGAAGAAAACCGCGCTTGAGTTGGAGGAGTTGCGCGACCTGGTGGCCGCCGACGTGAAGTTAAAAGGCCAGCGCAATAAGCACGCTGAAAAGATGGCTGAAATTAAGGCCCGAAGCGTGGCGACCTACGAGGGTGAAGGGGAAGGGGGCGAGCCAGGCGAAAGGCGCAAGGGTAAATACCGTAAAAATGACGTCTCCAGCATCACGCCGGAAATGTTAGAAAGCTGGGCTAACGAACATCTGTTCGATTACCAGCTGCACTGCCGCGACCATAAAGATGAAGACTGGCGATTTATTCTGAAAAGCCGCCAAGTGGGCATGACCTACTATTTTGCCTGGGAAGCGTTCGAAGACGCCGTCCTCACTGGCGACAATCAGGTCTTTTTCTCAGCCTCCCGCGCCCAGTCTGAGATATTCCGCGAGTACATCGTCCAAATCGCCCAGCAGCATTTCGGCGTTACGCTGACTGGTAAAAATATTCGACTCAGCAACGGCGCGATTCTGCGTTTCCTGTCAACCAACGCCAGCACGGCTCAGGGGTTTAACGGCCACCTGTACGGTGACGAAGTCTTTTGGATACCGAAATTCACCAAGCTGCATGAAGTGGCGTCGGCCATGGCGACGCACAACAAATTTCGCACAACCTATTTTTCGACGCCCAGCGCCAAAACGCACCAAGCCTATGGCGTGTGGTCTGGCGACGAATGGAAAGCCGACGACGCCAAGCGCAAAGCGGCGGTATTCCCGAAAGAAAGCGCGATGCGCGAGCAGGGCTGCGCGTCGCCCGATGGTATTTGGCGTTACGTCATCACTATGGAAGACGCCGTCAAGGGCGGGTTGGGGGCGCGGGTCGATATTGAGCGGCTGCGCAACAAATACAACCCGACCGCCTTCGCCATGCTCTACATGTGCCAGTTCGTCGACAGCAAAGACGCGGTATTCAAGCTTGCCGCCCTGGTGGCCTGCGAAGTCGACCGGGAAACCTGGGGAGACTATGACCCGACAGCGGCGCGACCGTTTGGCAACCGCGAGGTGTGGGCCGGTTTTGACCCGTCGCGGTCGGGCGACAACTCCACCTTTGTGATAGTAGCCCCGCCGATTGATAAGGGCGAACGGTTCCGCGTGTTGGAGATTCACCAGTGGCAGGGGCTTAACTTTAGCTGGCAGGTCGAGCAGATAAAGCAATTGATGCGCCGCTTTAACATTACCTATATCGGTATTGACACGACCGGCATCGGGAAAGGGGTTTATGACCTTGTTACCAAGTTTGCCCCGCGCGAGGCGCACGCCATTTTATACAGCGTCGAGAGTAAAAACCGCCTGGTCATGAAGATGATCGACACGGTCGAACGTAAGCGCATCGAGTGGGCAAAAGACGCACAGGACGAAACCAAAAAAGAGCGGGCCGAAATCCCGGCCAGCTTCATGGCGATACGCCGCACCACCACGGCCAGCGGCAACGCGCTGACCTTCGTCGCCGAACGCTCGGAGGCCACCGGCCACGCTGACGTTTTCTTCGCTATCTCGCACGCCGTGATTAACGAACCCTTGGACTATGAATTTGACCGCCCATCTACCTGGGCCTTTGGAAAAGCAGCATGACAAACAAAAAGCGCAAGCAACGCAAGCAGCACGCCGCCGCTGCAACACCCAAAACGTTCACGCCAGGGAAAGGGAGCGTTATCACCTTCGGCGAACCGGAACCCATACTTACCACCGGTACCGACTATCACAACATCTGGTACGACAACGACTATGACCACTGGCGGCAACCTATTGACCGTTTGGCGCTGGCGCAGTTGCCGAACCTCAACGGCCAGCACGGCGGCGTGCTGTACGCTCGACGCAATATGGTGGCCGGTGGTTACCTGGGCGGCGGCCTGACAACGGATCAAGTTGAGCAAATGGCGTTTGATTATCTGCTGTTTGGCGACGTGGCCGTCTTGAAAATTCGTAACACTTTCGGGCAGGTTATCGACCTGCTGCCGTTGCCGTCGCTCTATCTGCGTTGTCGAAAGGATGGGGATTTCGTAGTGTTGCAGGAAGGGCCCGCGCTGATTTATGACCCGCGCGACGTGGTGTTTTTTAAAATGTATGACCCACGCCAACAGGTTTACGGCCTGCCGGATTATATCGGCGGCATCCACTCGGTGTTGCTTAACAGCGAATCAACCATTTTCCGTCGTCGCTATTACCACAACGGCGCACACATGGGCTTCATCCTGTATGCCAACGACGCCAACATCACCGGCGAGGTAGAAGCGGAAATTAAAGAAAAGATTGAGCAGTCAAAGGGGTTGGGTAACTTCCGCAATATGTTTGTGAATATTCCCAACGGTGGCGCGGAGGGGTTAAAGCTGTTGCCGGTTGGTGAGGTCAGTGCAAAAGACGAGTTTGCCAACGTGAAAGGCATAACCGCACAGGATATTTTCACCGCGCACCGCTTCCCGGCTGGGCTGGCGGGCATTATTCCCACCAACGGCGCGGTCATGGGCAATCCCGAAACGGCCCGTAATACCTACCGCAAAGATGAAGTTATCCCACTCCAGCGCAAATTTATGAACGGGATTAACAGCGACAGGGAGATCCCCGCGCACCTGCATCTAAATTTTGACGTTGAAATCCCAGTAATGGACGCTGAAAAGGGCGAGAAATGAGCACAAATGAGCTAAAATCATCCCCATTGTTGGCGCTGGCGTGCGGGGTAGTAAACATGCGCATTTTTAAAATTAATTGTCCAGAATGCGGGTCACCGGCCATCATTCGTAAATCTGACTGGAAAGACAAGAAACTGGCCGATTTATACTGTGCCTGTTCAGAAGTTGAGTGCGGTCACACCTTCGTTTTTAACGCGACGTTCTCACACTCACTCAGCCCCAGCGGGCTGACCGGCAACAAACTGGTGAAATTCTTAATCGACCAGTTGAAGCCAGACGAGCGGCAATTCGCGCTTAATCTGTTGAATGGTCAGGCTGTTTGAAATTTAGGCGCAATGCCGTTCACTCAAAATATATGGAGATTACTAATTTGGAACCTGATTTTAATATTTCATTAGATGGATTTAATACTGAGGAAGAGGCAAATCAAATAGGATGGCTTGTGTTAGATGCTACAAAATCACTAGCCGTTCGATTTAATCTGGATATCTCTAAACTTAAAAAGGCTGTAATCTCGTATAACTTTGCAGCAGCTTTAGAAAAAGTAACCTCAGAATACAATCATGAATTGCCTAGTACATTCACTGACAGTAAGCAGGGGGTTGCTGTTGCACAACTCGTTTCCAAAGTTGGCTCAAATGGAATGAGTGATGAATATACGCTGGTCATGTCCGTTGAATTTTTTGTAGAAATGTTTGACGAGAATGGAAAACTCGATTTTAACGAAAAGGCATTTGGGCCAATTATTCACCGCCTTCACCACGAGCTAATACATGTTGATGAAAGGAATAAATTAATCGGTTTAGACCCAGCCTATCGTGTTAATGAATATGGTGAGGCACTTCTTATTACTGCGACGAGAGCATGGTCTGAATACTTAGCTAACTACATGTCTTCGCAGACAGCCCCCAAAGAAATTATAGATGATTTTCTCAATAACCTTAAAACAGTGGTTGATGAGGTCTCTGAAGAGATTGAGATGTTTGTTTTGAAATACAAAATACATGTAATTACTTTGGATGCAATGTTTTTTGAAGTTAAGAAAAGAGTAAAGCTTATTATTAATTCATACGGATATGCTATTGGTTATGTTCATGCCCTGAAAATTAATCTTGAAGAAGATTACCCAGATTTGGTAGCTGCAATTTCCAATTCAAAAATAAAACACCCATTGTCTAGTCTCAGCGAGTCTTTTGATGGTTTAATGAGTAAGTATAGTGGCAATAATATCGAAAGCTATGAGGACTTTTTAGATTTAACTGAGTCCGTTGATGCATTATTTAAAGCATTTGGTCTTACCCTTGATTGCGCAGACTGGTCTGGGGAATCTCGACTCTATATTCATGTGAATTAAAAATACGGCTGGCAGTGTGCCATTATATTATAAACACTGTTTTTAAAGGGAGGTGGCAAACAGTCATCTCTCTTTAAATACCCCAAAGAAATAATCGGTTTTACACCTAAATATATGCTGTAACAGAGCAATTATATTTTAATCCCTGCCTGAATGCGGTCAATAAATTGGCGTAGTGCTATCAGCCGTTCTTTCTCACTTAGCTTTTTATTCTGCCCCAGTGCAAACAAGTCTCCGTCGGTCGTCGAAACATAGCGTAAGTTATTGGCTGTGATACTGCCGCCCATTGCTAACGATATTGCTTCCTGTTCATTAAGAATGATTCCTGCCGTATAGGCAGAATCCAAAATTTTTACTGCCTTCACTTTGGCTTTGATCAATCCTTCCTCTCTCAATCGCGCCGTTTCTCGAGCTTTTTCTCTGGCGTTCTCCCATGCCTCATGCATTGGATTCCCTTCCGGGAACGGATTTTCATGCTTTTTAGGTGCTGCCGGTTCGCTTCTCAGCCTTCGCAGCAGTGCGCGGCGGTCTTTGTCGGTGAACTGGTCAAAATCAGGGGCAATATCATCGACATTTCTGTCTTCAACTCCCGGAATAGTGGTTAAATTTTCCTCTCCCGTAGAGTTATTGACAGAACTCCAAGGGACGGCGGGGCCGTCCGGTAAGGTCAAAACCTCCCTGGCTTCGTGCTGCTCTGCGGCTGGCTGCGTCTTTTGTTTGGCGACAATCGTCCATGTTTTTAAACGCGTGCAGACGCGAGAATCATCACCCAGTCGCGGCGAGAAAATGCCGAAAATCTTCTCGGTGATCTCGCCGTAGGCGTTGGGCTTCTCGCCGTCTTCATAGGCCAGACGCACGACGTAGCTGTTGCGAGGGATTAGGACGCCGCCCTGGCGCATGATGTAGGTAGCAAAACAACCGGCGTCGGCTGCCGACATCACCGCATCCATCGCGGTATCGGGTAACAGCTTTTGCCCGCGCTTATAGCTTTCGGCTTTAATCAGGTTGCCGACCAGCTGGTTATTCAGCTTGCGCAGCTCACGCCAGACCGTCACCGGTGGTGTGCCAATCGGCTGGTATTGACGGATGCGGTGACGGGAAGCCCACGCCATTGCCAGACGGGCGGTTTCTTTTAGCGGCTTACCGGTGTCGTGGTCTTTTTCACCGTCCAGCGCGTAGCCGTCGATGTTCTTCGAAATGTATTTCGCGATGTAGGCCGTGGCGCTGCCCTTCTTCGGGTCTAAGCGTTTGGCCGTGAAGCGTGCGCCGGTGCGCTTGCCCAGTTCTGCGCGGTCTTCTTTGATGGCATAGCCGCGCATAATTGAGGTGATCGCTTGGCGTTCTTCTGGCTGCATGAATAACAACAGGTGCCAATGGGGCGTTTCGTCATGATGCGGTTCGGCAACGCGGAACCCATAAACGCGCAAGCCTTCGCGGTTTAGCTTCGAGCCAATACGCGCCCAAAGGTTAGTAAGGTATTTTTGGGCCTGTTTTACATCGCTGTGGTTCCACTTTGGGTTGCCGTGGCCGCTGGCGTTCGTGGCGTGGTATTTCGACGGGCAGGTGATGGTATAGAAAACGCCAACGTCGCCGCGTGACTGGGCGACAAACTCAATGCCTTTCATGCGGGCCATGAGTTCATGGCGGCGAATGCTTGGGTTGCTGATGCTGGCATCGACCATTGCTTCGAGCGACATACGGTTGCCTTCGCCGTCGTCCAGTTCGTGCGATTTGAAAAACTCGCGGTTCTTTCGGCGCTGTTCTAGCCAGTCGGCCAGCGCGTCGCGGCTAATGTACGGCGTCGCACGTTTGTGGATGCTGCCGATTGCGCGGAGTTGGTTTTCGCGCCAATCACAGCGCAACCGCCATAATTGACGTTCCCACCAATCAGTATTAATCAGGCGGGCCATAGCCGAAACAAAGACGGCTCGGTCAAGCGGTTCCGGTGGCAGTTCGACGGGTGCAAACAGCGGCTTAAGCTTTTTCCAGTACGATGGACGCACGCGCAGCGCGTGAACCTCAACGGCCATATGGCGATAAATAAACAGCAGTTCATCATCTGGCAGGGCGGCGGCATCGCCTCCGCGCTCCTCAATGGCCGTGGTAAACATTTCGTTCAGACGCCCGGCGACTTCGTTCGCCAGCGTTTTGACTCTCGGCTTGGTGAACTCTGCCAAGTGGCAGTATGACGAGCGGTAATAGGCGATGAATTCGGAGTCATGGCCGGTGCTGACACCGTGGTATTTGCGAACGGCATCAAGGCGCAGCAATGCATTCTTAATGGTACCCATCAAAAACGCATTGGTGTGCTTAGTCCCGCGATTAGCGCGAAGCCATGTAATTTTATTCTGATACGGTGATCGGATAAAAAACGGTTCTTTCTGGAATCTTTCTTCCACGCCTTCCGGCGATGCTGACCATGTCGCCTTTTCACGCTCGTAGTTGCTGCGTTCAATGGCGGCGCGGGTTTTGAGTAGGTCGCTTAAAACCTGACTGCCTTCTTCCAACACATTAACGCCGTTTTTATTCAGGCGGGCGAGGTGAGCGTTTACGGCTGGATGCGGCTCAAGTGGTGCTGATGGGGGCGAAATTGGCGCAGGGGTCATATCTACCCCAATCGCTTTCAGAGGTTTATTCCACGGGAAAGCCCCGGCGAAGCTGTCAGGCTTTCCGGGGCTTAAAGGTGGCGGGGGAGTCGGGGCCATACGGCCCCGATTGTGGTTTTTCACTCTGCTGCTTTTGTGTCAGTGAAGACCACTGAAACACGCTTCATTAACTCAGCTTGTAAAAGTCCACCGTTTTGAACATCCGGCGAACCAGGCTGGTACAGGCTTGCGAAGAAATCTGAGATTTCAGACTCCATCATCTTGCGATAGTGATCGCGTGATGCACTTTGAAATGACTTAGCCATAAGGCGTTGCTGATACAGGTCGAATGCCATGTTTTTTATATATTTCATGGCATTGTTGGTGGTTCGTTCAATATCGACACTATCAATAATGTCGGCTTTAGCATCAGCACCAAGAATGGAAAAAATCAATGAATCCCAATGGGTTTCGTAATTATCAGCGCTCTTTTCGATGACGCGAATTGATACCCCTGCCGGTTTCCCAAAGCTAAAAACACTGCCTGTTATCGAAAGTTTGATTTCACCAATTTGATACTTTGAACTCAAATCGTTGATTAGCGGGGTAAGGTCTTGGATCACTTTTAGGGTTTGTTTTTCTAAGCTATTAAACATATTGGTCGCCTTAAAATTGCTGTTTTTTGGATGCAGAAAGCCCGGCGCGTGAGCGCCTATTTGTTTTTTGGCTGTATTTAAATGTCTAGAATTCGGTCAGATGCCGAAATGAAATTAGGCAATGCATGGCCCCACTTCGAAAGGCTGTTCATTGAGTCAATTATCTTTTCCCGCTGGTAGTCGCTGAAAGATTCAAACGGTTTACCAATGTCAGAGGGTGAAAACAGCTTGGGTGCGCGGCGGTTCGAGAGCGTCAGCACCACGAATTTAAAATCATCACTGCCAGCATTAAAGCGACGGCAAGCGGTGTTTTCAGTTCGTTTAAAAAGCCGACGCGCCTTTACCTGAAAGTCTTTAAAAGGTAACGGTTCGACCTGCTGGTTATTTGAAGGAAACATAAGCCCTCCCGTAAATCCTTAAGCAAAAATACCCATCAGCCGGGCGAACCAGCGCGGTTTGTTATGTTGGCGAGCCATAAACGGTAGTCGGCGGCCTTTGATGAATTGCACTTCGGTGGCTTTCGGTTGGAAGTGGCGACCGTCTGGTGTTTCAATCCATCCGCGCTGGTGCGCTCGGTGGGTAATTTGCTGGCCGTTGGTCAGCATGTTTGCCAGTGACGGACATTGGGCGGTGGTCATACGTGATCCTCGTGCAAATCATCAGGGAATAGGGGTGGGATACGCTCTGAGTTTTTCCAAAGTTCAGCGGCGTTTTTGATGACCGTAGCTTCTTTACTACCTGCATAAGCTGCGGCACCGGCTAAATCACAAAGTCGCTCATATGCCCAATAGCGTTCACATGATGAATTGGCAGGGGCTTTTTCTTTGGCAACTAACTGGCGACGTTCGTACATTCTCAAAATCTGGTTTGCGGCTGCATAAAATGGGGCGCACATACTGTTCTCCATCAAATTGAAAAGGTGCCCGAATATAGCTTCACGCTCAGCGCGCGTTCCCTGTGATAAGATCGCTCTGCCTGTGAAACTTTGAAGGGTTGACCGGGCATAACAACAATCTACAAATCAAAAGGACTTAAAAATGACACGCAAAAATATTCCAGTTGTGAACGTAATTGGCTGGGACATTCTGAAACTGAATACTCCTGGTTTAATTGGCATCAATTTTGAAAGTGACCCCAAGCCTACCGGTGAAGCTTTCAATGCTCTGACTCTGGAAATGGCAAAACAGTTAATTGAAGACCTTCAGCGAAACATTGCTGTTTTGGAAAACGTCTCTGGAAAGTAATTTCACCAATTGTTAAATCGGTCTTGTACATATCCGGTTCCATATTCTCGTAGCGTCTTTTGAAAATGGATCCCACTACTTGTTCTTGCCCTTGTTTTAAAAAAACTATTACGGCACTGGTTTCATCGGTGCCGACTTCCAACTTATCCCTTTCGCTATACAACTTATCTATGTAACCAGTCGCTTGGGGCCGTGTGTCGAATAACCCAAAAGACTGCTCACTCAGGGTTACCTCGTAGCGGGTTGTTTTGCTCAAAATCGTTGCTGGGCGACGCAATAATAAGAAGCCGCGGTATATAGATGAATGCTGACTTAGCTCTTGAATCGGATAGGTCATAAATTTTCCTGTCTAATTCTGTTTATTGGCCGTGCCTTATTAGAGCTACGGCGATATGTCGATTTATCTCGCATTAAGCGATCGATGTGATAACGCTCGTCGGCAGTAATGATTGCTCGGCAATGACGTAGTGCATCCAAATATTCTTGCATCATGATGAATCGCTTTGGGCGTTTAGAACCCGGCATCCCTTCGCGGTGAACCGGAATTTGATTTCTATCCATCAGATGTTGCACCGATTTGAGTGTGCGACCGGTTAGATATGCGAACTCCTCTGCACAGACAAATGTTTGGCTCGCTAATTCATCTGTAGACATGTCGCGTACTTTGGCGGCCTGTTTCTCTGTCATCCGGCAGACACGTTGTGCACGTGCCCCATCAACCGGAAATTGTCTGACGTTTGTCTCGTCACTTTTACTGATGTTTTTCATATGTGCTAAAGTTCCAAGTTGAACCCCGTTGGGGTCTATCCGGTTCAGGGGGCGCTTCGTCGCCTCCTGTATAGACTACGCTTATAAAATAAGAGATCTCTATAATGCTGTCAATGTTCGATAGTGAGAAGTTGAAGCTTATCCGCGAATCAGAAAGGCTGAATGTGAAGCAAACAGCCGAGATGGTAGGTATTAATTACGTTACTTATCATGGGTATGAGAGTGGAAAGGCAAAAATGTCACTTGAGTCAGCTATGAAGTTTTTCAAACATTCACGTTTTCGAAAATATCGCGATTGGTTCATGTTTGATGAAACTGACCCAGCTACGGGGCAAATTGCTCCTGTTCTCGCGCGCTCTACGCAAGACGAAACAACCTCGCCCCGCTAAGGGAGGAGAATTGGTTAGATGTTTACTACCTATGGGCTGAAGACCTGTTGGTAGAAATCATGCAGTACATCGGAGGGTTATCTTATGTCTATTAAGAAACTCGAAGATGGTCGCTTTGAAGTAGATGTTAGACCACGGGGCCGCGACGGAAAGCGTATCCGTAAGAAGTTTGACCGTAAGGCTGATGCCCACGCGTATGAGCGAAGCATAATCGCTAAGTATCAGAATAATGATTATCTAAACAGACCTGCTGACAAACGGCGCATGAGCGAGTTTGTCGAGTTGTGGTGGATGCTGCTTGGTCGCAATTTGCCTTACGCAAGACGCCGACTCAGCACCATTAATGGTATGTGCCGTGATATGGGAGATCCGATGCTGTATCAAATTGATTCCCGCTGTCTTGTTGACTATAGGGCACATCGCTTGAATGAAGGGGTCAAGGCTTCGACCATTAACCATGATCTGTTTGCCCTTAGCGGGATTTTTAAATCTATGGCGAATATCGATGAGTATCACGGTGAAAATCCAGTCGCGCTCTTAGAACCGCTAAAAGAAGTTCGCTCTGAAATGTCATATCTAACCTCTAAAGAGATAGAGACTTTGCTTTCTCAATTGAAGGGGGATTACTACCGTATAGCCGTTCTTTGCCTGGCAACCGGTGCGCGATGGGGTGAGGCTTATGGGCTTAAAGCGGAAAACATTGTTCATAACAATGTGATGTTCTCACACACCAAAAATGGCGATAAACGAGTTGTACCTATTTCGCCTGATGTTGCGGATATCGTTAAAACGCATGAGTCCGGGCAGTTGTTCCGGGTCAGCTACAGTCGATTCCGTAAGATGATGAAGCAAGCAAAACCAAACCTGCCTGATGGGCAGGCGGCCCACGCTTTGCGCCATACCTTCGCCACGCATTTTATGATGAAAGGGGGGAATATCATTACTCTGCAAAGAATACTTGGTCATTCTGATGTTTCGCAGACTATGACCTATGCACACTTCTCGCCTGACTATTTGGCAGAAGCCGTGAGCTTTAACCCTCTTTCTAGCGTGTCCACATTACGTCCACAGATAGAGGGTTTAATGGGGCAAACTGGGGGGTAGAGGGGGTTTAAATTCTTGATTCCCCGTAGGTGCCTAGGCATTTACGGGGTTAAAAATCCCCCCAGTCAGGGGAAGGTCAAGGGTTTGTTTTGGGCTGCGGCCCAAACTGGCCTTGAGGTCAAGGTTGTGCGCTGCCGCCACACCGGCCTTAAGGTCAACACCGTGGGCTCGCCGCCCACACTGGCCTTAAGGTCAAAACCTTGCGTTGCCACGCAAACTGGCCCAAAGGGTTTTAAACGAAACCCTTTGGAATCCTGCGTTTTTTTTATGCTGGTAGATCGAGGCTTCGCAGGGTTGGAATGGACGTGTTTCAGCAGCCTTGGTGATAGTCGCGAAGTGCCGCCGCTTAGGCGGTTCCCTCGCTGCGGGATTCCAACCCGCGCAAAAGACTCGCGGTTTTCCACCTCTTGCTCGGCGTCACTTCTGAACGCGACTTACTGGCATTTATACCGTGCCGTTTCATTGGGGTTATTTGTTTGGTTTTGCTTTGCTCTTCCCCCTGACAAGGGGGATGTCGGGAGGGGGTATTTCAGCGAAATCAGTGGGTTATATGAGTCTGAGGCTGGGTTTACTCCTTCTCCTCTCAGAGGAGAAGGCTGGGATGAGGAGTGGTTCAAAACCGTGCTCAACGCGGCAAACCTCACCCCAGCCCTCTCCTTGGAAAGGAGAGGGAGTAAACCAACAGATAACAGTAGGCCAGGCTCATGAATAACTCCTAGGGCACTGCAAAGATGAAGTTATTCCGCTGCAGCGCAAATTTATGAATGGGATTAGCAGCGAAAAATGAGCAAAAATGAGCTAAAATCATCCCCATTGTTGGCGCTGGTGTGCGGGGTAGTAAACATGCGCGTTTTTAAAATTAATCGTCCAGAATGCGGGTCACCGGCCATCATTCGTAAATCTGACTGGAAAGACAAGAAACTGGCCGATTTATACTGTGCCTGTTCAGAGGTAGAGTGCGGCCACACCTTCGTTTTTAACGCGACGTTCTCACACTCACTCAGCCCCAGCGGGCAGAGCGGCAACAAACTGGTGAAATTCTTAATCGACAGTTGAAGCCAGACGAACGGCAATTCGCGCTAAATCTGCTAAATGGGCATGCTATTTAAACAAGCCCCCCCTGTTTCGGCGGGGGGGCTTTTATTTTCTTTAGGTGAATTTTCTTTATTTATTTTAATCTTTTTCCCCATATGTCTTTTGTTATACTAATAAGTTCCTTTTTCGCATCTTTCAAAGCCACTCTTCTGACACCTTCTTTTTTTAGTTTTTTTGTTATGGCTTTGTTTAAAATCTTATCCCATTTTTCAAAAGTGGTTTCCTTTGGAATTTCGACTAGAATTTTAGGTGCGTTTATATTATGGCGGATTCTATCTCCAGGAGAACCAGGTTGTAAGTATACTGCTTTTGAAATTAATATCCCTTCAATCAAGCTTGCATTTTTTGTTACATCAAATGATATTGCTAGTTTTAATTCGATAGGGTTTTCAAAATACAGCACCAAACTTACAGACTTATAGTTGAATCGTTTTACAGCCCATATGGACGTAACATCTCCAAGTTCAGCGTCATCATGCATATTAACTAGGTGCTCTAAGGTTTTTTTAATTCTCGTATCTAATATTAATACTGGGATTAATCTCCCATCAGCTGTTTTTGAGTTGGCAATTGCGCCATCTCCAACTAGGTCTAAATAATCCATGCTTTCGATAAATACTTTGTTTTTCACTTTAGACCTCGTTTATAATGTGTGTGTTTATTGAAATGGTTTTACCATCAATTGTTTCTGCAATAACTTGATAAAGATCAACTCTTAGTTGTTCTTTTAAAAATGGAGGTAGTTTGAATGTTACCCATCCTGCCTTGGCCGATTTATTAGAAATATTTAATGGTTGGCTTATAATGTCTGAATATTTCTTTAAGTTAACTGGAGTGGTAGTTGTGTCAGGATGTACTTTAACTTTCCCAAGTACATTATTCTCATCGTGATATTCAATGTGTAACTCTATTTTTAAAATTGTACTAGGCAAACTACTAAGATTTGTAAATCTTAAGGCAAAGGAAATATATTTATCATCTTCGCTTATCCACTTGTAAGCATCGATGTAATATAACTTTATGCCAAGACTCCTTTCATTATGTTGATCTTTGCTTATGTTTAGTGATTTTTTGGCAACCCCATAGCTTCTCAGAGAGATAATGAAGGCAGCTAAAGATAATATTAAACCTAAGCTAGCAATAGTGTCACTATTGGACATGTAACCCCACATTTTTGATGAGTAACAAATATTTTTAGTGACTTTATATTTAATTTCATAAAAAAAATCAAGTGTTTCATATTTTGCATGAGTTTCTCTCAAAATTGCATTTTTTGATTAAAAATTATTTTGATGAGATAACTTAGTATTAGTCAGATAACTGATTGGTATGTTATGAAAACCATACGCACGGTTACAATTATTTTCATATGATTTATTCAATTCCGACTGTTTAGGCTGAGTCCTGAATTTTGACCTTTCTATCTCTATCTCTATCTCTATCTCTATCTCTATCTCTGGCTGTAGCGATTTTTTAACTGGCGAATCTGAGCCATTTCACGTGCTTTTTCTTCAGCCTTTTTCCATGCGTCAAACATTGGTTCCCCATCGGGGAATGGATTTTCATGCTTTTTCAGCGCTGTCTATTCACTTCTCAGCCTGGGTAACAGTGCGCGGCGGTCTCTATCTGTTAACTGGTCAAAATTAGGGGCAATACCATTTATAATCATGCCGAATATTCACTCATTTACTCACTAACTCACTCACTCACTCAGCCTCAGCCTCAGCCTCAGCCTTAGCGGGCTGATTGGTAACTAGTTGATGAATTTTCAATCGCCCAGTTGAGACCAGATGAACGGCAATTCCCCCTAAATCTGCTTGATAGGCAGTGTCTTTGAAGACACTGTTGAATTGTAAGGATATTTAAGGATAAAATGTTTCTGTTCGTAACATAAAATCAATCTTATTTTTTAAAAAAGGATTTTATAATGTATAAGCGCTATCAAATTTCCATCCCCGAAAATCAAGCTTTATTTGCAACGCAATATTATTATGATAAGGGTGTTAGTCATCTAAAAAAAACAAGTGATTCCTTAGAGTCTCAGTTAGATAGATTTGAGCAGGTTGGTGTGCACCTTGACGCTGATTTTATAATGAAGAATTGGTTTCCTGACACAGCACAACATGTGTTTATTTCTCATTCTCATTCTGATGAGAAACAAGTAATTATGCTGTGCGGATGGTTGAGTGATAGGTTTGGAATTAATTCTTTTGTGGATTCTAAATTATGGGGTTACTCAAATAAGTTGTTGAAAATAATTGATAACAAATTTTCAAAATCAATTGTTGGAACAACATATGATTACGATAAGAGGAATATCTCAACAAGCCATGTACATGTCATGCTGATGTCTTCATTAATAAAGATGATTGATAAGGCAGAGTGTTTACTATTTGTAAATACAGAATCATCTGTTGCTATGAATGAAGGAGTGAATGAAGAAAAAACTCTATCTCCGTGGATATATAGTGAGTTATCCGTTTCAAATGTAATTAAAATTAATGTCCCTGCAAGGCGGAAAGAACTGATTAAGGCAACAAATGAATCATATCGCTTTGATTCTTTAGCTGGTATTGCACAGGATTCAGCGGTGACGGCTTTATATGATATTGCTGGAATTTTACGTGAGATAAAAAAAATCCCGCTGGAGACATTAGCAGAGTGGCACGAGAACGTAAGAGATACGCCAAAGGCTAATCTTGATTGGTTGTATGATAACGTTTATACAGGAGGCGACGAGTGAGTCACTTTTCAGAAAAGCCAATAGTCTTGGGTTTTATCCAAGATATTATAACAAGGCTGTCGCAGAATTCATTTCTAGTGAAAGGGTGGAGCGCGAGTATTGTCGCAGTTGTTGGCGCATTATTTGAAAAAAATGCATATACATTGAACATGTCATACGTAATTTGTATTAGTATTTTTATATTTTGGTTTTTGAATGCAATGTATCTTTATCACGAACGTTCGTTTAGAAAGCTTTATACCGAAAAGGCTACCGCTACGATTTTTAATGATAATTATTTTCTATTAAATGTTAATGATGTAAAAGGGTGTTTTTGTAAAAAACTCTGGTCATTCATTAAATCATTCTTCTCTTTGACAGTACTTCCTTTTCATGGGTCTTTATTATTTGTTGCGATTTACGTCCTACACATAAAATAATTTTTGCAATCTGCGGGCATGGCATTGCACATGTCCGCAGGTAAAAAATCAAGAAATTACTTTTCCATAGACCTAACATTAGTGCCACTCCCTAAGCGAATTTTTATTTTTCTCGTGCTGCCGGTTGGCTTCTCAGCCTGCGTAACAGTGCGCGGCGGTCTTTGTCGGTGAACTGGTTAAAATCTGGGGCCATACCGTCAACAATTCCGTCTTCAACTCTCGGTTTTTTGTTTAAATTTCCCTCTCCCGTAGAGTTATTGACAGAACTCCAAGGGACGGCGGGGCCGTCCGGTAAGGTCAAAACCTCCATGGCGTCGCGCTGTTCTGCGGCGGGCTGCGTCTTTTGCTTGGCGACAATCGTCCATGTTTTTAACCGCGTACAGACGCGTGAATCCTCGCCCAATCGGGGCGAGAAAATGCCGAAAATCTTCTCGGTGATCTCGCCGTAGGCGTTAGGCTTTTCGCAGTCTTCATAGGCCAGACGCACGACGTAGCTGTCGCGGGGAATCAGGACGCCGCCTTGGCGCATGATGTAGGTAGCAAAATAACTGGCGTCGGCTGCTGACATCACCGCATCCATCGCAGTATCGGGTAACAGCTTTTGCCCGCGTTTATAGCTTTCGGCTTTAATCAGGTTGCCGACCAGCTGGTTATTCAGCTTGCGCAGCTCACGCCAGACCGTCACCGGTGGTGTGCCAATCGGCTGGTACTGACGGATGCGGTGACGGGATGCCCACGCCATTGTCAGGCGGGCAGTTTCTTTGAGCGGTTTGCCGGTGCCGCGGTCTTTTTCACCGTCCAGTGCGTAGCCGTCGATGTTCTTCGAAATGTATTTCGCGATGTAGGCCGTAGCGCTGCCTTTCTTCGGGTCTAAGCGTTTGGCTGTGAAGCGTGCTCCGGTACGCTTGCCCAGTTCTGCGCGATCTTCTTTAACGGCATAGCCGCGCATAAATGAGGTGATCGCTTCGCATTCTTCTGGCTGCAT